CCTTAGTTGAATGAGAACATGCATGCACAAGTACAATGCAACTAACCTCCCTCATGTTGCTCCACACGAGGATACCTCCGAGTTACAAAGAAGAACGCTCATCCCCTTGCCGGCTTACATATATACATGGGGGGACAGGGGGTTGGGGGGAGGGGGTATATACTTGCATTGACCCTAAAGAGTTTCTAATCGAAATTCAGGCCTATGGCCTTGGCCAGTAGCATAGCTACTGAGCCTTTCTAATACAAACTGAGCCCTCTGAGAAGTGGGCCGTCAAGGTTCTCCTCGTCTAGTAATAAGGAATTGCTAAGTAGGCTCTCTCATCATGATGGTGGGGAAGTGCTAAGACGTCATGAGAGCTTCCTGCCCGTGAGGGCGTTTAGCTAAACGTAAGAGTAATAATATGAATGAAGTGAGAGAGGAGGTAACGGCGACATGACAGATATAGTGCTCATACCCATTACCTCGGGGTATAACCTAAGTAAGATTAATGGTAACTTTGTAGAAATACAAAATAGTATTAACGGTGATGTGGTGCATGTACAAGGTGGGAACAATACAATGTTCCAAGACCTAGACATGAATGGTAATGCGCTGCTTAATGTGGCGACAGACCCAGGGAACCCAGACAGCCTTCTCACTGTGGCTGAGGGTGACTTACGCTACTACAACGTCGCAGGGGACACCCTAGAGGGTCCCATGGATGTTGATGGTAACACCGTCACAGGACTAAGGGCTGCTGTAGCGCCTACAGAGGCGGTTAGGAAACTAGAGTTAGATAATGAAATTGGTTCTCGCGTTGATGCTGACATCAACCTCCAAGAGCAGCTGAATGGCGTCAACCCCCCAATGGGGAGTGCGTTCAGTGAGATTAGTTGGCATGGACAACTTATAGCCAACTCTATAGCCATCCCTGATAATGTGAATGCTTGGTCCTTCGGCCCTACAATGAGTATTGGCGTAGGGCAAGTGGTAGTAATTGGGACTGACTCTTTCTGGACCATTGCTAACGGAGCAACTACTGGCGATGGCACTCTTAACCCAGAGATTCCTAGCCCGCTTGATATGGGAGAGTTGCCATGAGTGAAGATGTATTTAAACTAAAGCGTGGCACCACAGCACAAGTGGCATCGTACCTCCCCTCTGTAGGTGAGCCTGTATACAACATCACTTTGAAGAAGTTTAGTATCGGTGATGGAGTTACTCTTGGTGGCGTAGACCCCGCTGCAAGTAAGGCAGAGTCTGGTGCTAACACTGACATCACTAGCTTGGGCGGACTAACCACTGTGCTCACCATTGCACAAGGTGGTACAGGGAATGCTACAGGCTTAGCTGCCACAGCGACTGCCCTCGCGACGACCCGCAGCATCTCAACCACTGGTGACGCCACTTGGACTGTAAACTTTAATGGGACAGCTAACGCAACAGCTACCATCACTTTGGCGAATAGTGGGGTTGGGGCAGGCTCTTATGACAAAGTCACTGTCAACGCTAAAGGTCTTGTAACTGGAGGTGTTGCCACTACAGCGTACACTAACGTGACCTTACTTAATAGCTGGACTGTCACAGCTAGCCGACGTGCTGCTTATCGTAAAGTGGGGGATGACCTTCACTTAGAAATACAAATTACAGGTGGCACCGCCGCAGACAATACAGTCTTATTTAACTTACCTGTGGGTTTCCGGCCTGCTTTCCCGGTTGCCATTAACGTGTGTAGTGGTACTAACGCGTCTATCTCTAGCACAGTGACTGTCCCTAGGGTGCTGATTAACACTACAGGCGATGTTACTTGCGTGAATTGCAGCTCCACCACTGGTATATTCTTCTCTGCCCGAGTAGCCCTCATATGAGAAACCACTTTTTGAAACCTAAGGACACAAGCTTATGAGTACCCTACGGGTAGATACACTTCAAACCACTGATAGCAGTTTCTCTATTGACGTGGCAGACCTGCAAGTAGCAGAGAGCATTGCAGTAGACTTGGCCAATGTCATTGACCCACTTAAGGGTGCCGCTCTTGTTGGCTACAAAGGTCGTACAGTAACAGAAAGATTGGGGAACACTGTTAACGTACTAGATTCCCATGGGGGCATACCGGGGGCTGATCCTACAGGTGTATTGGACTCTCTTGCAGCTTTCAACGCAGCACGGGATGCGGTCCAGACCGGAGGGGACTTTACAGGTGGGACTATTGTAATCCCAAAAGGGACTTACAAACTCTCCAACTCTTGGGTGTTTACAGCGGATGCTTCTGGTGTGCATAACATCACTCTCCAAGGTGATGGTGTATTGACCACCACTCTTGATTTCACAACCGCCCCAGCTAGCTCTGATGGTGTCGTATTCACTGGCGCTGGAGCACATGCCGTAGTTAAAGGCTTCATGATTAAGGCGGCACGTAGGGATGGCCTCTCTTTCTCTACTGGTCATCAATTCTCTGTACAAGAGATGCGCATTCAAAACTGCGTTCGTCACGGCTTGGCATATGATGACACATTCATGTGTAGCATCTCAGATGTGTGGTCTACCACTAACGGCGGTAATGGTGTCAACTTCAACCAGAAGCATACTTCCATCACTGCCTACAGACTGTATACTAACGATAACACTGGCATCGGCTTGGCTATTAACGGCATGACTTATAGCTCTTTCGTAAGCTGTGGTTCCGATAATAATAGCAAAGGTTACTCGATTTCTAACGTACGTGGGGTTTCATTCATCTCCTGTGGTTGTGAAGCTAATCTCACTGATGGTTGGTTCGTCTTCTCTAGCAACGCTTCTCAAGGGACACTCCCTGTAGAGTTTAGATATGTTCATGGACTAGAGCTCATAGGTTGTGTTGCGTACTTTAACAGTTTCGGAAATCCTGGGCTGTTTGGCAACTTCATCACCGTAGATGCGAACGACGCAAACCCAATTCAGTTCTCCATGAAAGGTTGTGGATCAGCTAGGGCTAACGTTGCTGATTTCTCTGTAGTTATCGACGGTACTGGCGGTCCTGTAGGTTATAGAGATGATGATGGTGACCATGATGCTCCTTATGCCATCACTGGCTCTGTTGTTGCTAATGGCTATCTTGAGTCCATCATCCCATCTGGCTCTTCTCTAGCGCTTACCTCAACTGTAACTAGAAACATCACCTCCATTACTCTCCCTGCTGGAGATTGGGATGTTGATGGCACTGTGCTCTTCACCCCAACTGGCTCCACTACTGTGACAGGCTATTACTCTGGCATTAGTACAACCTCTGGTGCATTGCCGGGAGAGCAAGACTACATGACTGGTGGAGTTGGGTATACAAGGGCAGCTACAGCAGCTACCTTTAATCTACGCTCCCCTACCACACGTATCCGCTCCACTGGGGCCACTGTGATATACCTAGTAGCTCAAGCAGCTTTTGGGACCAGCACTCTTGTGGCCTGTGGTAAGCTAACCGCTCGTAAAATCTAAATCACAAGGGCCAAGGATGGCCCATTGAGGCTCTATGGCTATTGATAAAGAACAACTGCAAGACACTATGGGTCGCCCCTTAACCCAGAGCTTGTTCCTCGAACTGGGGTATTCAGAGTATTCTGTCTATACCCTCAAGGAGCATGACTACGCCTACAAGGGAAAGAACTATCCTTCACTCAAGCGACTTTACCTTAAAGAAGAAGATGTCACTGAATATGAATTTGCCACTAAGCATTTGCTGGGTTGGCAACACTGGAAACGTCTGTGTGAGAATAAGCAGATACGTAAGCACATTGATGACTGGCGTGAAGAACTAGAGCTTAAGATTCGCTCTCAGGCCATCCGTGATATGCAGGGACTATGCGCCTCAGAAAATGGTAACTTCTCTGCTGCTAAGTTTCTAGCTGACCGTGGCTGGGAAAAGCGCGCTCCGGGACGCCCTAGTAAACACGACAAAGAGAAAGAAGACCGACTGGCAGATCGTCTCTCAGACGAATTTAGCGCGGACATCATCCGACTTAAGGTGTAAGCAGTGGAAGAAGATTGGCTAATAGAGGCTGAGAAGAAGCTCAAGCGCATGCCAGCTCAGGCTCGTGAAGTCAGAGAGCGTGCAGAAAGCGACTTGTTCTTCTTTGCTAAGCTAGTTAACCCCGGCTACATGTACGGTAAAGTACATGAAGAAATCTTCAGGTGGATGCAAGAGTACGATTTGTTTGGTCAAGGTGAGCAACTGTGCTCGAACAAACTCATCATGCTCCCACGAGCCCACCTGAAGAGCCACATGGTTGCGACTTGGTGTGCATGGGTAGTAACCCGTCACCCTGAAGTTACAATGCTCTACGTGAGTGCTACAGCCACTCTGGCAGAGACACAGCTCTACGCTGTAAAGAACATCCTTGGCTCTAGTTTGTACATGCGCTACTGGCCTGAGTATATTAACCCACAAGAAGGTAAGCGTGAGAAGTGGTCCTCGACTAACATGTCTGTTGACCATGCTAAGCGCCGTAAGGAAGGTATCCGAGATGCAACAATTAGTACTGCCGGTCTCACTACAAACACCACTGGATGGCACGCAGACATCGTTGTTGCCGACGACCTCGTCGTCCCCGAGAATGCCTATACTGAAGACGGGCGAGAGTCTGTTTCTAAGAAAGCTTCCCAGTTCACCTCCATCCGGAACGCCGGTGGGTTTACTATGGCTTGCGGAACTAGGTACCATCCAGTAGACATCTACAACACTTGGAAGACTCAGGTGTATGATGAGTACGATGATGAAGGTATCAAGGTTAACGTTCTGCCAGTGTGGGAAGTCAAAGAGTATAAGGTAGAGGCTGACAATATCTTCATCTGGCCACGTACCATTCGTGATGATGGCAAGGCGTTCGGGTTTGACATTCGAGTCCTTAGTCGTATTAGGGCTGAGTACTCTGACCGAGTGCAGTTCTACGCTCAGTACTATAACGACCCTAACGACCCCGGAAGTGATCGTATCAACCGTGAGAAGTTTCAATACTGGAACCCACGAGCCCTTAAGAAAGAGGGCAGCAAATGGTTCTATGCAGATAGAAAATTAAACGTATACGCAGCAGTCGACTTTGCTTTCTCCCTCTCGAAGTCAGCTGACTTCACCGCTATTGTCGTCATTGGGATAGACTGCGAGAACAACGTATACGTCCTAGACATTGACCGCTTCAAGACTGACAAGACTTTAGAGTACTTTGAGCACATTAAGGAGCTTCACTCAAAATGGAACTTCAACAAGTTTAGGGCAGAAGTTACCGTCGCCCAGAAGGTGATCGTTAACGCAATCAAGGACTACGTGCAGAAAGATGGTTTGAGACTCGCTGTAGAGGAGTATCGCCCTAACCGCACCGAGGGCTCCAAGGAAGAGCGTATTGCTGCCACCCTCGAACATAAGTATGACAACCTTGAGATGTGGCATCTGGAGGGTGGCTGGACCACCGTGCTTGAAGAAGAGTTGGTTCTTAGTAGGCCACCACACGATGACATCAAGGACGCCTTAGCGAGCGCTGTAGGTATTGCTGTTCCCCCAATGAAAAGTAGGTCGTCCACTATCAAGGACTTCTTTACTCCAAGTAAACAGACTTCGCGCTTCGGCGGGGTTGCCTTTAAACATTAAGGAAAACATATGTCGACCGCAGTTGCCGAATTAAAGACTGTCCTAGTACAAGATGATTATAGTGGTTGGGTAAGTTGGTTGTGGAACGATTACAACAACCAGCGCCGTGGTAAGATTGATGAGTGGAAAGAGTTGCGTAACTACGTGTTTGCCACTGATACTTCCACAACCTCCAACTCCACACTCCCTTGGAAGAACTCTACAACCACCCCTAAGCTGTGCCAGATCAGAGACAACCTTCACTCCAACTACCTGTCCGCCCTCTTCCCTAACGACGACTGGCTGCGTTGGGCAGGCTACACCAAGGACGACTCGCTGAAGCAGAAGGCTGCCACTATCGAAGCCTACATGTCTAACAAGTGTCGAGAGGGTCATTTCCGAACTACAATGTCTAAGTTGATCTATGACTACATCGACTATGGCAATGCATTCGCCACTGTAGCCTTTGAGGCGAAGTACAAGGAGATGTCAGACCAAACCTTGGTCCCAGACTACATTGGTCCTAAGGCTGTCCGTATCAGCCCTATGGACATTGTGTTCAACCCCCTTGCCGATGACTTCATGAACTCGTTCAAAGTCGTACGCTCGGTTAAGACTGTAGGTGAGCTCAAGAAGCTGGCACAGGATGAGCCTGAACAGGCGTTCTGGACCAAGGGCCTTGAGCGTCGTGAACGCATCCAACGTATGCTTGGTGGCTACTCCATTGAAGACTTCGACAAGGCTTGTGGCTATAGTGCTGATGGCTTTGGTAACATGTACTCCTACTTCATGGGAGACTTCGTAGAGATCCTAGAGTTCTATGGCGATTACCATGACCACTCGACAGGGGAGCTCAGTACCAACCGAATGATCACTGTCGTAGACCGTGGTTGCTGTGTGCGGGATGAAGCCATCCCAAGCTGGATGGGAGGAGCTCCAATCTTCCACGTAGGGTGGAGGTTCCGTCAAGACAACTTGTGGGCTATGGGTCCTCTGGACAACCTTGTAGGCATGCAATACCGCATTGACCATCTTGAGAACTTGAAAGCGGACGCCATGGACTTGGTAGTGCACCCACCACTGGCTATCCAAGGTGAAGTGGAGGAGTTTACTTGGGGGCCCGGTGCAGAGATCCACTTTGATGAAGGTGGCTCTGTGGGTTTGCTCTCCCAGGACATGAACAGTCTTATTATGGCCAACAATGAGATTCAAATGTTGGAAGATAAGATGGAGCTGTACGCCGGTGCTCCTCGAGAGGCCATGGGCGTACGCACTCCGGGAGAGAAGACAGCTCTAGAGGTTCAGACGCTCTCCAACGCCGCTGGTCGCATCTTCCAAGAGAAGGCCACCTCCTTTGAGATAGAACTCCTCGAACGCACCCTAAACGCCATGCTAGAGTCTGCTAGACGTAACCTAGACGGCAGTGACACCATTCGAGTGATGGATGACGACATTGGCGTACAACAGTTCATGAGTATTACCAAGGATGATATCACTGCCAACGGTAAGATTCGTCCTGTAGGTGCCCGTCACTTCGCTAAGCAAGCTCAGGACTTGCAAAACATCATTGGTGTGTTCGCCTCTCCTATTGGTCAGATGATTGCCCCTCACACCTCTAGCAAGGCTATGACTCAGTTCGTAGCTGACGTTACAGGATTGAAAGGTTATGACATCTTCCGGCCTAACGTTGCTGTGGCGGAACAACAAGAGACAGCAGCCTTGGTTAACCAAGCACAAGAAGATAATCAAGTGGCTGCTACAGCGCCTGTAGAGGGTGGCTTGTAACACATCCCTAACGTTGGTATTACTTTTCTCTTAGGGCCTCCCACAGAGGCTCTCAGGAGCTCACAGGACTATTCATGAAGGCATCTTGGACTAGCGGGCTCAACAAAGAGCTGGCAAACGATGTACGCATTAACTTTAAAGAGGCTCTGGTAGTTCGTAGGCGCCTAGCCAAGATGCTGGAGGGTATGGCTGACGCCTCAACCAAAGCATCACGCTCTAAACTGCTCTACGACAACCCTAACTGGGCGCTCCTACAAGCTGACCAGAGGGGCTACGAACGAGCCCTCTCAGAAATAATTAAATTAATTGATGAAGGTGTGTAGTCTTTTCTCTCAAAAAAGAGTATATAAGTATATTATATAAAGTATACTCTAACTTACTTCTAACAAATACTAATTTTCTTATTTCTTTTATTATGCTTTGCTCTTGATCTTCTAAGGGCGTAATAGAAGATTCTAGGAATACTTATAATACTTAATAGGAAATCAACATAGTGACTGACCAGTCCGTGTTTACAGATCAAAGCCCGGTTACCCAACCACAAGAACCAGTGCAACAACAAGCCGCCCCTAATGCGTATGAGGACCTCCTCAAGGGCATTAAGAATGAGGCAGGCTTGCCTAAGTACGCTACCCTTGAAGATGCGTTGAATGCGTTAAAGCACTCGCAGGATTACATCCCACAGGTCAAGTCGCAACTGTCCCAAAAAGATCAGGAGCTTGCTGACCTTCGAGCTAAGCTAGAACAGCATCAATCCCTTGAAGACGTAGTGTCTAGACTCACTAAACCGAATCAGCCAGATATCAAGGACGACCATCCTAATGTTAGCGGGCTTGATGAGAGTGCAGTGATGAAACTTGTGCAACAGCAGTTGGAGCGTAACCAGCAGACTATGTCCGCTCAATCGAACCAACAACAAGTTGAAAACGCCCTTAAAGCTAAGTATGGCGACAAGACAGTTGACGTTGTTAAACAGCGTGCTGCTGAGCTTGGCCTCACTCCTCAAGCTTTGGGTGAACTGTCAAGCAAGAGCCCACAAGCGGTTCTAGCTCTTTTCAATACCCAAGGGCCACAGGGTCCTAAACCTACTACCTCTAGCGTAAACACTTCAGGATTTAACCAACAGCAACCTACACTTGAACGGCCCACTAAATCTCTTCTGACGGGCGCCAGTACTAAAGAGCAGGCAGCATATATGGCTAAGATTCGGGAAGATGTCCATCGCAAGAATGGTATAGATAACTAAAGGATAAGAAATGCAACTTACCGACAATACTCGGGCGTTCATCGAAGCGGAACAATACTCTCAGTTCATTCTGATGAACCTGCACGATGGCCTGTTGCCAGAGACCTTCTGGCGCAACGTTTCGGACTTCGGCTCTGGCTCTGTTCTGAACATCAAAACGATTGGTAGCGTAACTTTGCAAGAAGCAGAAGAAGACGCCCCACTGATCTACAACCCAATTGAGTCTGGTAACATCACCTTCCGCATCACCGAATACAAAGGTGACGCTTGGTATGTGACTGATGACCTCCGTGAAGACGGCGCTCAGATTGACCAACTCATGGCTGCTCGTGCTGCTGAATCCACCCGTGCTTTGCAAGAAGGTTTTGAAACCGACTTCCTTGACACCGTTGGTGACTTCTACGTAGCTAACCCCGGCCCTAACAACGTCAACGGCTTCCCACACCTCATCGTGTCGGCTGCTACTGGCAACGTTATTCAACTGCAACACTTCCTCCGTATGCGTCTGGCTTTCGATAAAGCTAACGTTCCAGCCGAAGGTCGTGTAGCGATTGTTGACCCAGTTGTTGAAACCACTCTGGCAGGTTATGTAACCCTGACCTCTGACATCACCCCTTACGCTGTTGCAATCATCGAAGGTGGTCTTGCTCGCGGTCAACGCTTCGTGCACAAAATGTACGGCTGGGATATCATCACCTCCAACCGCCTCCCTGTGCGTACTTACAACGATGGCACAACTTCCCTCGCTGGTGTGGGCAACATCTTTATGTCGGTGCTGGATGACCAGACTAAGCCTGTTATGGGCGCATGGCGCCGGATGCCTAAGTCTGAAGGTGAGCGGAACAAAGATCGTGCTCGTGATGAGTTCGTAGTTCGCGCTCGTTATGGTTTTGGTATTCAACGTGTTGACACCCTCGGCATGGTTGTTACCTCGGCTACCAACATCACCCCTGACCTGACTGTATAAGGAGAAACACATGCCATATGAAAACAGCGCAGGTCTTAACGTAACTAACCATTACGGCCCACGCCATACTGGTGGTACTCAGGGCGTGTTTAAGACTGAGGGCTATCTGAACCAATACTTCGTAGACGGCGCTTCGCAAGGCCAAGTATACCTCTACCCTCGTGGTGATGGTGTATGGGTCTACGGCCATGATTACACTTTCGCAATTGGCACTGTTACTTCCATCACCATTGGTGGTATTGAAGTTAGTGGAGCTACTGAAGCGGCCCCTATCCGTCTGTTCAAAGAGAACACCGGTCAGGTAGTAGTTACTGGTCTTACCTCTGGTAAGGTTGGTATTCTCTACAAGAACGTTGCTGGTGACAAGGATGCTGAGCTTCCTGCATTCCCTCCATACGCTGGTGAAGCTGTTGTAACGGTGACCACTCTGCCTGCTTCTGACACCATTGCTGTAGCAGAAACTCTGCAACTCACCACTGTCGCTACCCCATCTACTGCACCACAAGTCTTCACCTACGTCTCTAGTGACCCTACTAAGGCAACCGTGAACGCCCAAGGTGTTGTAACTGGTGTTGCCGCTGGTGCCACTACCATCACTGTTAGTGCTGTTAATGACTACACCAAATTCGACACTGTCGCAATTACTGTAGCTTAATAACAACAATGATGCATGCCCCAAACTTGATGTTGTGAGGAGGGGCTTTAAGCCAGTCATTCAGCAATGGGTGGCTGGCTTTTTTATTGCTCACGATTAGGAGAACAGTATGGTGGAGCACGTAAGCATCGCTGATGCTGACAGACATGAAGTAAAACATGCGTCAACAGGAGTGCTCAATCAGGCCCTCTTGTCTAATGGAGATGGCACCACTAGGTTCGCCTTCCCCTCCTATGACAACCTTGTTGATAAGCCAGTCATTGTGGGTTATCAACAAGTCTTGTCTGGATTCTCTTCTGCTGGGTCACAAAATCCCGGTGCAGTAGACACACCCCTACAAGTCGAGTTCGGTCCTGGTTCAGCGGCCGATGATGCTACGTTAGAGTCGAGTGGTACACTCACTTTTCATAATGCGGGTGAATACATCGTCACCCTGTTCTTAAGGTTTGGTAGGACTGCTGGTGCAGGCACCTCTATCTTACTTAATAGGTTTTTGATTAATGGTGTGCAAGGACTTAACTCTAATGCTGTTAAGTTGCCAGACCAAGACTCCGTAATACCATTCTCTACTAGCTTGAATATCCAAGCTACTGCTGGTATGACTTTCCAGCTACAGATTATGCGTGACTCCGCTGGTATTAATAACGGTGGCCTCACCCGCATTCTCCCTACAGTTGCTGGGTGGAACCTATGTCCATCAGCCACCATAGTTGTCAGTAAGTATGTTGGGGTGGTGTAATGGCAGCTAAGATGAGCTTAATCGAGATTGTACAGGACATCCTGAACGACCTCGATAGTGACGAAGTCTCTAGTATCGACGACACCGTAGAGTCCTCCCAAGTAGCACAGATTGTCAAATCTACCTATCAAGCAATGATGAGCAACCGTAACTGGCCTCATCAGAAGCGCCTCCTCACCCTCACCCCATCAGGTGACGACACTCTACCAACGCACGTAACAATGCAGGAAGAGATTAAGGAGATGGTTGGTGTTAAGTACAACTGCGCTAAGGTGGGTGACACGAGGCGCCTTTATCAAACCATCAACTGGGTTGAGCCTGATGACTTCTTACGTATCAGTAACGGACGTAATAGCGACGATGCTAACATTGACATCATTGTTAGTGATTATAATGTTGAGCTGTTGATTCGTACAGACCAACCACCCCGTTACTACACCAGCTTCAATGATAATGTACTTATCTTCGACTCCTATGACAAGGCAGTTGATGACACCATCCAAGCCTCTAAGATACAGGCTACGGCCTATGTAATGCTTGAGTGGGTGCATGCTGACGACGCCATCCCAGACCTCCCAGCAGAGGCCTTCACGGCCCTCTTAGAGGAAGCTAAGAGTCGCTGCTTCGTTAAGCTCAAGCAACAGTCTGATCCAACCGCTGCTGCTGAAGCTAGGCGCCAACAAGCATGGCTCTCCCGCAAAGCATGGCGAGCTGCTGGTGGTATTAAATACCCCTCTTATGGTCGTGGTAGAGTTAAAGACGCCCGTGACCCAACCTTCAGGAATGACAACTAATGATCGAGTCTGAGTACAACGGATATAAGATTGTAGGTGATGGCACCTACGGCTATAAGGAAATTAAGCAGCTCGGTCGGGGCGCCATTCACTTATCATTACGTGGCAAGTACACTACGGAGAAAGTGGCTCGTCAAGCTATCGACCAACACTTAGCCTCCAAGGTGGACAAAGATGACAAGGCAGATTAACCCAGTTGAGGTAAGCACTTTTGTAGCTGGCCTTATCACAGAGGCCAGCCCCCTCACCTTCCCAGCTAATGCCTCCTTAGATGAAGATAACTTCATTTTGAACAGGGACGGCTCTAGACAGCGTAGGTTGGGAATGGATCTAGAGGTGGGCAGTATTGAGATACCCACTGGCCTGGCGTTCCCGTCCGAGGGAGACATAGCTACTAGCTCAGTTAGGTGGAGTAATGCAGGGGGTAACCCTGATAAAGACCTAATTGTCTTACAGATTGGCAATGAACTGCGGTTCTTTGACTCTGATGTCAACCCCATTTCTGCTGGCCAACTCAGAGCCGACTTTTTTGAGAACGTAGACCTTGGACAACAGTTCTCTTACGCTGTTGTTGACGGCACCTTGGTTGTTGTCAATGGGCGTAAACAGGTGTGTGTCTTCAAGTATGTTGATGGGGTAGTGACACTATCTGAATCTACCTTGTACATTCGAGACCAGTTTGGTGTCACCGACATAGCTGCTGGAGCTAATTTAAGACAAGGCACTGGCATTACTATCCGCCCGGCTGTAAAAACTGACAACCATATCTATAACTTACGTAACCAGACTTTTGCGCAACCACGTAAAATTATAGGCCCTGAGATAGTAAAGGATACTATCAAAGAGTTTTTGGACAAGTCTGGGGGTAACTACCCATCTAACTCTGACACAGTAACATACGCCCTCTACTCTGATACCAATGACTCTGATGATCGCAACTCTGAACGGTTTAATGCCGCAGATGTTGTTAGTAGTCCAGTGGGAACATTCCCTGCACCAAAGGGGTACTTTATCATTGACGCCATGGCGAGGGGCACTAGCCGGTTAGCAGAGTACAATAAGTTGATGGCCCAGTACCCAGCGCTAACTATCGACATCTCAAGCTTGCCATTGGACACCACCCCTGGTGGTCCCACAGTGGTTAGTGAGTATGCTGGCCGGGTGTTCTACTCAGGCTTCTCTGGAGAGATTATAGGGCCAGACGACAATTCCCCTAGGTTGTCCTCCTATGTCCTGTTTAGTCAATTAGTTGAGGACCCAACAGACATCACTACCTGTTACCAAGATGGAGACCCAACCTCTAAAGAAACCCCAGACCTGCTGGATACTGATGGGGGGTTCATTCGTATTGAAGGTGCATACAATATTGTGCGGCTCATTAATGTGGGCAATGCTCTTGCGGTGTTGGCGGCTAACGGTGTGTGGCTAATCCAAGGTGGTAGTGACTACGGATTTAAAGCTACCAACTACTTGACAACCAAAGTTACAAATCATGGTTGTGATAGCCCCGGCTCTGTCGTTGTAGTAGACAACACCTTTATGTTCTGGTCTGATGATGGCATTTATAATGTAGCCCCCAACCAATTTGGAGATTACATTGCAGAGAATGTCACTCAGAAGACTATCCAGAAGTATTATGACGCGATTGAGGGGTTGGACCGCCGTGCTTGCAAAGGTGTCTATGATACTTACGAGAAGAAGGTCCGATGGTTGTATGGCGGTAGGATCACTAGTAGTGCTAGGGTTAAAGAGCTTGTCTTGGACACAACCTTAGGCGCGTTCTACCCAGCCACTATTAGCCAAGTAGTTGAGGGGAGTAGGTTGCCATTACCGCTAACTGGTATCATCGTCCCCCCATTCAGGATTTTGGAAGTTGACGTACCTGTGACGGTCAACACAGTTCCAGTGACTGTTAGTGGGGACCCAGTGACTGTGTCGGATAGCATTACGCAATCTATCACTAGGGAAGTGATTTATGCTATTCTAACGGGCATCACCCCAACCCTATCATTCACCTTTGGTTCTTATAGGGATCAGTCCCACTTTGACTGGAAGAGTGTTGACGGGGTGGGGGCTGATGCTGCATCTTTCCTCCTCACTGGGTATGTTTCCGGGGGAGATTACCAAAGAGCTAAGCAAGTCCCTTACATTACAACCCATTTCAACAAGACTGAAGATGGATTCTTCACTGATGTAAATGGCGACTTGTTCCCAACTAATCCCTCATCTTGCATAATGCAAGTGCAGTGGGACTGGGCTAACAGTGCTAACTCTGGCAAGTGGGGCAGGGAGTTTCAGGCGTACAAGTTCCGTAGGCACTACATGCCGCTTAACGACGCTGACACTTTCGACAACGGTTACGCCACAGTCCAATCTAGGAATAAACTAAGGGGCCAGGGTAAGGTGTTGTCTCTCCTGTTTAAGTCAGAGCCAGACAAGCACATGCACCTGTTAGGTTGGTCTATGATAATGGGGAACAACAGTAATGTATAACGCCGTTACAGCGTATGAGGATGAGGCTTTTAAGGCTGACGTGGACTTCCATGACGGCCTTGCCTTCTTCCATGTTGAAGTGAAAGGGGAGTTGGGTAAGACTGAAATTAAGTTTGCCCGGCAAGCTTTCCAAGAGATTAAGAAGAGTCTTGAGACCATGGGCTACGAGCGCCTCTTTGCCTACACACCTAGTAGACACTTTGCTAGGCTAGTGGGCGGGGGCTTTATTGATATCCCCGTGCCAGAAGCTGACGAGAACATGCAGCTTATAGTATGGGAACTGAAGGAGGTGTAAGATGGCTGTAGGTGCAGCAATCGCAGCAGTTGTAGTTACAGCAGCTTCTGCATACCAACAGAACAGGCAAGCTAAGGCTGCCGCCAAAGATAGAAAAGAGGCCAGTCAAGTCGCTCAAGCTGAGCAGGCCGCTCAACAGAACCAGAGTAGGCGTGCTCAAGTGCGGGAGGAGAGGGTCCGTCGTGCAAGTATTATACAAAATTCCCAGAACACAGGTGTGAGTCAAAGCTCAGGTGAGCTAGGCGCCACAAGCGCTCTAGGGACATTGATTGGCGGCAATCTAGCTGGCATGCAGCGTCAGCAGAACTCTGCTGGTGCTATTGGCAGCCTCAACCAATCAGCGGCTGACCACGAGTTAAAAGGGGCTACGTGGGGAGCTATTGGGCAAATATCCAGCAGTGTGTTCGGGGCTATAGCTGGTGGAGGCGGAGGTGGTACTGGGTATAACTCCCCTAGTTCACCAAACATCAACCCACCAGTCGGGCAGAACTCCTCACCGGCGACTACCACTCGTTCACAAAGTATCTTTGGTTAATAAGGAAATGTATGGCTAGCTTAGATGATTTCAGCAGCACATTTACTCCGGGGTTGGACGACTTCGTAACTAGTAAAGACTCTGTAGCTCCAGTGGTAAGTGGCTCGTCTATCAGCAACCTAGCCACTCACGTTGCTGCTATGGCAGCAGACCCAACTGAGGCAATTGACAAGTATAGACAAGTCAGCTCTGAGCTTACCATGGAAGGTAAGTCTAGTGCTGCTGATGAACTTGTTGATTATGCCCGCAAACAACAGTTCGACAAGAGCCATGCAACTCTTGTTGACGTCATGACAGACCCAACCATTCCTGATGATGTTAAACGTCAAGCAGCGATGAACGTCTATGATGATACTAGCGCAATGTACAACACTCGTAACATCCTCTCTCAACAAGCTCTAGAGGCCGATGCTGGCCATGAGTCTGTGGAGCAAGAGGTTGTACGTGTATCTCTAGCAGACTCCCTGCATGAGATTAACAACTACAAACTAATGCAGCAAGAGGTGTTGAACCAAGCCGCTGCTGCTAAGAGCCCAGACGCTTCCAAGGCGTTCTCTGACATCTTCGACATGTTCGTGCCGTACGTAGAGCAGAAGTATGTAGCTACCATCCAGAAGGACTTGGGGGCAGGTACAGCTGGTGCTTATGGCTCTGCCCTCACCTTGCTTGGTTCGTCCAAGAAGAGTATTAAGGATATGTTGGTGGGCTTGCCTATTGACCAACGTATCGAAATGACAGAGAAGATCATCAACGCGGTCAACGCTAACAGTGCAATCGTCTCGCCAGACTCTAACGAATATGCCAAAGTACAATATCTACAAACTGTTCTGCAAGACGGTGCGTATGATGACGTAGACAAGTGGGTTGATAACGCTGTTAGCGTACTAGACCTCACTGTTCTTGGTGGTATTGCTGCTCGTGGTGTTAAAGCTGTAGGTCGTGCCTTCCGTGGGGCTGAGCTAAGTGAGTCTGCCATCCGTGACACCGTACGTCAGTCTGCACGTTCCCAAGTGCAACCTACTACTGTTAGTCAGAACTACAAGGACACTAACCCGGCTAAAGCTGCTGCCACGCATGAGATGGCTGCTGCTGATGAGACTGGGGAGGCCTCTGAGGCCCTTTATGGCACTAGCAGAGCTGATGCTGTAGGTAACGACATTGCCCCTGAGATAAGTGGTGTAGAGGGTGCGGTACGCAACAAGGTAGGTAACCCTGAGCGCATCCACGATCAAGAGATTACTCCTGATGCTGGTGTCATGGATTTTGTGGAGAATCGTGGCGATATCTTCTACGACAAGACTGAGAAGGTTGCCACTCGTGCTACTGTAGTTAACGACTTCTATTCGGCTCACGGCTTAGTGGCTCGGAAAGAGATGTTTAACATTGAGCACTTGGATGATGGTGTTGGCATCAAAGCTATCTATGGCCCACCACAAGGTGGGTTCCAGTCTGCCAAAGATGCAACTGATATGGCTGAGTGGGCGTTGCGAGACTTCGGTATCCCACCTGAAGCTATCACGCTGCTGCAAAGAGAGGGCACTAACTACGTACCTGTAGGCAAGGGGTTCACCACAGAGCCAACTCTGATTGGTCTACCAGACGGCAGCATCACTCCAGTGGCCAAGGATTATCTAATTCAAGTAGATCACAAGTATCAGTTCTCCCCTGCTGACGTAACTGAGTGGGCTAAGTTCGATGTCAACTATAACATCTTTGACCGTATCTTCTCTAGCTATAATGGCCCTAGTCTTTCTTCGTTGGGCGCTGGTAGCTTACAACGTCATGTGATTGACGCTGCCTCTATGTTCCGTCCTGAGGTTACTAAGGGCGCTGCTGTTGCAGTGGATCGCTCTGCTAACCTTGAGAAGAAGATGATTGAGGTTGGTGACGAGTTCGCTCAGACAATGAAGAAGCTCCCAACTGACCGTCAAGCTGCTGTAGAGACAATCATCCGAGAGGCTAACGCCCAAGGCCTTGACCTCAACTACAGTAAGATGGTTGCTGATGGTTTCCGTCCCCAAGAGATTGAGGCGTTGAAGTCTTGGCGTAACTACTGGGACACTGTGTACCACTTGGAGAACGCTGACCTCGCTAAGAGCCTGCGTAACCGTGGGTACAAAGAGTTCATTGACGCTGAGCATGATACACGACTGTTCGCTAAGCCTGTAGCTCGTAACCAAGTGGGTCAGTCTGTCAAAGTGTATGACCACACCACTGGTGAGATTAAGCACCTAGGTAAGCAGGACATTGCTGAGCTGTACGCTAAAGAGGGTGAGATTGCCCAACTGCGTCAACCAATGCAAGTTGGTGATGATGCGGCTGAGTTCATTATTAACTCTAACAAGCCGGGCAAGAACTACATGCGTGGGATTAATAATTCCACTCAAGTACTGGCCTATCGTAAGGGTTACTACTCTGTCAACTACATCGACCCTCACTTCATCATTAAGAAGGTGAAGAACTCTAAGGGTGAAGTGTTGTATGAGAAGGCTGTAGCCACAGCTAAGAACAAGAAGCAAGCTGACATCCTCACTGCTCGTATGTACGCCACTGATGGTGGTGAGTACTATAACCGGTTGGACTTGAAGGCTGCTAACACCTCTAGTGACGAGTACTGGGACATTGCTCAGGCTCGTGGGCGCTCTGCTCAACGCACCCGTGGCCAACGCCTTGAGGACGCTACCAGTAGCATTGACCCTAGCCAAGCTAACATCATGAGTCCTGTAGACGCCCTTGTACACTCTTCCCGGAGTATTGGTAGACGTGTTGAGATGCGTGACATGATTGATGCTGGTAAGCAACGTGCTTTGAATCAATACAGTGAGTTCTTCCCTGACGGTAAGTATGGACAGAAGGTCTACCCCGGTAACGTGGCTGACATTCAGTACCGGGGCGGTGGCCCTAAAGACGCTAAGAAGTTGGCTGATGCACGTTCTACCTTTGAGTACTTCAAGTATCTAGAGGATGGCTACATCAACCACATTGACGATGTGTATAAATCGTCTCTGAAGTTCTTGGCTGAGGCTGCTGGCAATAAACACATGTCTAAAGTTGAAGCTGCTGCCCGCTGGATGGGTGACTCTCGTGGACCTAGTGCCTTGGGCAAGTCTCTTGCATTCAACCTGTACTTGGCACTTAACCCATTCCGACAGTTCGTGGTACAGAGTCATCAGGCCGTTCAGCTCTTCGCAATTAACCCAACGTGGTTCTTGCGGGGCAGAGCCGTGCCACAGATTACTCTCATCACAGCTAAGGAGCTGGGTATTGAAGTGTCTGAGAGTCTCCTGAAAGGAAGTGGCTGGACTAAGGAAATGGCTGAAGCTGCGTTCAAGAACTTTAGTGACACAGGTCTTGTAGCCTCCATTGACAAGCAGAACTTGGTGCGTGGTAGTTTGATTAACCTTGCTGACCAAACTTCAATGAGTAAGTTGAGGGGTGCTGTTACAGCGCCAATCACTTGGTCCCGTAAGGTTGGCTTTGACTCTGGTGAGTATGTTAACACCCTGTCGTCCTACTTGTCTTTCTATGACCAAGCGTTCCGTAAGGGTGCTGATATGAATAGCCAAGAGGTGTTGCAGAACATCTCAGCAGCCTCCCGTAACTTCACTTACAACATGAACGCTGCTGGTGATTTGCCATACAACCAGAACGCCCTTAGTACAGTGTTCCAGTTTATGCAAGTGCCACACAAGGCCATGCTGACAATGACCACTAACCGGAACTTGACTAAGCAACAGAAGATTAGGTTGGCTGCTTTTAACTCAGTCATGTACACCCTCCCTCCTGCTGCCATGTACAACGTTTTTGGAGACGCTCTACCAGACGATCCGGGTACAAGGGATGTGGTGGTACAGGGTCTTGAGGGAGCCGTCTTTAACAAGCTCCTGAGCCTCTCTACGGGTGAAGACGTTAACATTGACTTCTCTGGCTTGGCCCCGTTGGATATGTTTGGTACTTACGAGTTCATCCACTCCCTGTTCTCTACAGATGTGGGCACCATTGTAAGCTCCACTCCTAGTGGCCAGTTGCTGTTTGGCAACAACCCACGTCTCACCAACTTTGCTAAGACAGCGGCTAAGTACTTCAACGTAATAGATGATTATGACAATCCAACAAGCTTCTCTGAGGTAGCTCAGGAGTTTGCTAAGTTGTCCTCTGGTTACTCTAACGCGTTCAAGGCTGGCTACGCTATGAAGTATCAACAGAAGATTAACACTATGGGTGGCATCACTGACCCACAGGTTGCTACTGCTGAAGCTATGGCGCAAATCTTTGGCTTCCCAACTATGGATGAGACTCAACGGTTCTATGTCAATGACAAGTCTTACAAAGCCTCTAAGGCTTACGAAGATGATGTTAAGAAGTGGTATGCTGACTACAAGAAGCACCTAGTGCGTCAAGGCATCACTCCTGCTGAGTCCACTGGCATTAACAAAGTTTATACTGAGGCTTGGAGACATTGGGGTAATGATGACTTCCGTGCTAAGGAAATTGTGAACCAACTGTTGCGTCAGGATGTTTTGAACGGAGACGCTCGTATGTATCAGAGCGTTGTTCGGATGACTGGCATGCAAGATGCTGGGGAGACGAAGGCTTTGATTAAAGCGTTGCCTAACATTAACGAAGAGAAGCGTAAACAACTAATGGACTCTGTTGACTTCATCAACAGCTACAAAGACCCAGAGGGAGAATAACTTTGGCCGACTTTAGCACACCAGTGAGCGGGCCCCCTCAGGGGTCCGTTACACCAGCACAACCAGTCACTGACAATAGCTCTCTGATTGCCATCAACTCTTTGGCTAACATTGGGGCTAAGTTGTTGTCCGCTGGCGCTACAGTGATTCAGAACAAACAGAAGGTTGACCAAGAGAACAACCTCAATAACGTTGTCACCTCCTTCAGCCAGAAGCAACTTAAGCTGGCCGATGCTGTAGAGCAAGGGGCTATGTCTTCTCAAGAAGCTCGTATGCGTATGCGTAAGAACTACACTGATGAGATTAGTAACAACCCCGGGCTCACTAAAATCTTAGCTCAGACTCAAGCAGATATTATTAACACTGCTGGTCTTGGTAAGATTGTGGCTGAGGGCACTGAGCAAGAGAAGATTAACGTTGCCATGCAGAAGGAAGCCAGCTTAGCTGGTTGGATTAAGCCCACTGCAAGCCCCGAGGAACAACAGGCTGGCATTGCTGCTTACTCTCAGTTTAAGCGCCATGAGGCTGACATCAACGCTCAGTCTAACGCCCTCCAGTTGGCTAATGCTCAGGTTGGCTTTCAACGAGCTAAGATTGGCCTAGCTACTGACCGTATCCAACAGGTGACTGCTGGGTATAGCCAACAGGCTGCTAAGATTAACTTAGTGGAAGCTCGTCAACAACAACAGTCTCGTCAGGCTGTAGGTGGCATTGCTGACAGCTATAACTTCAAGTTCAACCAAGACTTGCAGCAGATTGAGGATAAGTTGTCTCGTAACGAGATTACTAGACAGGAAGCCATCCAACTTGCTGACCAACAGTACGCTACCATCACTCAGCTTACCTCTAGCGTAGGTCGAGATGCTGGTGGGGATTACGTGAATAACATCACAGCCCCTATGCGTATGCGCTATGAGAACTCCATCAAGTTCTTTAACGGCGAGATTGATAAGCAGATTTTGAGTAATGAGAACGAGCGTACTGTAGCCCTTCAGATGAAGAACCAACTTGGTGACCCTAAGGTTGCTCAGGTGGTGGCTACTAGCCGTCTGTTAGGCAACGCTAACCTTGCTCTGATCCCTGGTGTCAACGAAGCTGTTATGTCCATCTTGGATAAGAACAACAACGTAGAGACTAAGCCTGCTGATGTGCTGCCAGACACTCCAGAGGAGAAGGCTGACGTAGGTAACTACTTAGGCATCCTCAAGAGCTCTATGAGCAGCTACGACACTGGTGTTACACAAGGACCTAAGGAAGAGACTCAAGAGCAGCTTAACGCTAACATCACTAACGTGCTTAAAGGTATTGATGTACACAGCGTAGCAGTTAACAACCCTGCCGAGTATAACCAAGTGGTTGACTTCTTGGCCAGTCCTGAGTTCGGTAAGTTCACTAGCAAAGGTGGTGGCGTGTATCAAGACGCTGCTCAAAACGCTAGCACCATCTTGCAGACTCAGTACATTGACCAAGTGTTGCCTTTGCTCAAGAAGGAGTATGAGTCTACTTACATTCCTTCGCGCAGCTCTAGTACGTATCAAGCAGCAACTGGCCCTGTGAATGACACTCAGCCATCCTCGGCTACCCCTACTACTTCACAGATTAGACCTTTCTTCTCGGGCGGTGGGGTTGTGTTCCGTGCTGAAGGTCCTGATGCTAATAGCCCTCAGGTTAGGAACAAGGTGAAGGACCTTAATGCTAAGGTTGGCAGCGTGATGAATAAGCTGCTTCGGATGGACGCTCACTTGAGCGGTAATACAAACTACAAGGCCTCTTACGACAAGTACTCTGAGGCTATCTTCGGTGTTAAACAAGACGCTACTAAAGGCGAAGAATAATGGCTGCTAAGAAGAAAGCCCCTAAAGGTTTTGTCCCATTCGCTAAGAAGGGTGCAGAGGAGAAGGCTAAGCCTAAGTCGAAAGGTAAGAAATGATTACTAAAAACATTGACGCTATCAGGGGACATGAGGGGCTACGCTTAGTAGCCTACCTCGACTCTGTAGGCGTCTGGACCATTGGCTATGGTGACACAGGCCCTGATGTAGTTAAGGGCTTGGTCATCACCAAGGTACAGGCTGAGGAACGTCTCAGGGGGCGTCTCAGGGAGTTTGAGGGCTATGTTAACAGGCTGGTTAAGGTGGAGTTGACGCAAAATCAATTTGATGCTTTGGTAAGTTTGGTTTACAACATAGGTCCGACTAACTTTAGTGCTTCCACTCTATTGCGGAAGCTTAACGCTAGTGACTATCTAGGTGCCGCTGACCAATTTCCAGTGTGGAATAAGGGCAGGGTTGATGGGAAGCTGGTTGTCATTAACGGTTTAACTAACCGAAGACGTGAGGAACGAGAGTTGTTCCTGAGGAGTTAACATGTGGTGGACAACAATCCTGGGCCCTATAGGTGGTATTGTCACCACTTGGCTGGAGGGTAAGCAGAGGATACAAGAGGCAACGATTAGTAAGGAGGTTACGCAACTAACCAACGAAGCTAATTGGGACAACATTCAAGCGGAGGCTAGTAAGTCTAGCTGGAAGGACGAGTGGCTCACCATTCTTGTTTCCATTCCCATGATCTTAGCGTTCATTCCGGGAATGAAGGAGACAGTACAGAGTGGGTTCCAGACCTTGAGCGAATGTCCAGAGTGGTATCAATACCTCATTGGGGTAGTGTTCGCAGCGTCCTTTGGTATTAAGAAAGTGACAGACATCTTCGCTAGCAAGCGAGGTAAGTGATGACAGACTTTACTTCGAAGGTGTCAGGCTGGACTCAGACTTTTGTAGCAGTGGGGAGTTTGGTATTTGGCGTGGGGATGTTGTACGGGGATGTTCAAGACATCAAGAGGGACGTTAGTCAAACCAAGGACCTTAGCGTTCAAACTAAGGTCTTGGAGACTAAGCTAGCGAACCAAGAGAAGGTGCAGGATGCAACCCTCTCGGTCCTCAAGGACTTAACTAGCACCGTGGACAGGTTGTCTAACAGTGTAACTAAGTTGGAAGTACAGATAAGTAAGCGTTAAAAGTCAAGCCCCTTAATTGGGGCTTTTCTTTATCTAAAATTAATGCTGCCCTCTGGTATTGTGCTAGTCATCATCATAATCCCCACTCATCAGAGAGTGTTTGAACTGCTCTACTAGCATCAGCAGCTCAGCTTTATCACCAAGCCCCGTAGAGGCTCTCACCTCCATATAGCCCTCGTGGTTGTACCCAAGGATCAACACCTCCTTGAAGGCCTTAGAGGCCTCCTTAAGGACAGTATCAGGGTTTGATGAAGGGTTCATGTCAATTACTTCACCCATAACGTTGTAACCTTTATAAAAGGAATCATTAGGAAAGTGTCGGGCAGCTATGTGGCAGTGCTTACACCAGCCGTTAGTGAGCTCGTACCCGTGTCGCTTACAACGTTCCATCGAGGCACGCTCCACAAGTTAATTGGCGGGAAGGTTAAGTCAGGCCACTTAATTGAGCTCACAAAAGTTTCCTGCGCAGGCCAGCTCTGCTGAAAGATTAATGGCCTTCCCATCTTGCTCGAAGACCTCATCGATATTAATGGCTTCCAAGTGTGGGAGGAGGGCGTCATACTCTTCCTTCGTACAGTCTTCAAACGGTTTTTGTGGATAGGCCTCTGCCCCATGGTATGGTAGAACACTAATGCCATTGTAGTGCTCTCGGTTAATCCACATCCAATTGGTTAGCTCCTCCCACTCGTTGTCTTTCACACTAATGGTGCAGGATACGTTGTGTCGGTTGTCACCTTTACCATGCCCTGCATCAACCCACTCTTGACTAACCTTCTTCACCCGATCCAGTAGGTTAAAGATGCTCTCAGTCCGCACACAAGCCCCGTCAGGAGCTTTCTGAGGGAAGGACAATACTACCTGATGTGGAACCATCACATCCTGCTCTACCAAGGCGGGCGCAGCACGCATCATGTACTGGGCTAGCTCTTCGTCTTTGCCTGCACGCATGCGTCGGATATAGTAATCGTTATGCCAAGCATGAATACCACTAGAGCAGCCGAGAACAAGGCTAGTAGTACCAGCGGGCTTAACAGTAGTAATACGCTCAGCACGACGAATTCCGATAAGCTTGGCGACACGTTTGTTTTCTTCAACTGCACACTCCGCAGCTTGGCGCATGTCAAGTTCTGTCACTGTGCGAGATGCAATGCCTGTCATACTGACGCCAAGCAAAGCACCACGCTCACATGTCTCACGCCACTTAGGATTTAGATAGTGGAAATCAGTGTATCCTGCCTGTAGTGTGCCAATGAACGCACCAGCAGCAGCGACAGCATCATAGTCGTCTTGGCAAGTAATCAGGCTTGCATTTAGTTCTGTTAAATTACACATTTGATAGGGTTCGAGAGCGATTTCACAACAAGGATTGGAGCCCCAGTCCTTGTTGGTGTTCCAGTACACGCCCGGCTCACCACAACCACTCTCCTCGACCCGCGCCATTAGCTTAACGAACTGATCACAACTAACCTCCCCTCGTACAAGTACAGCACTATTGTTAGAGCGTGCTCGATAAGGGTGAGTTTCCCACCAATTACCAGACTTACATGTAATCATCTCTTCATCACTAAGGTCGAAGAGTGAGATCATTGCAGCTCGACGGATACCACCAGCTAATACAGCGTCAGCGATTATACAAGCAGCGTCATGTACCTCCAGAGGGCGTAGCTGGCGACCAACAGCATTGTTGAATACAACAACAAGCTTATCGACACAAGCCCGTAGAGGATCAGGGCCCGGAGCTTGACCACCTGTCGTAACCAGCTCAGAGCCTTTCTCGCGTATGTCTCGATAATCAAAAGCTGGTAGTGCACCTCCACAGAGGAAGGCCTTAGCCACAACTTTAATTGCGTCAGCCCAACCAACAATCGAGTCTTGAACTTGGAACTTGTGGTAGTCACGGCTCTTAGGCTCCGTTACTGGTGGGAGACGATTGACATGGTGCGACTGTACACTATACCCCATACCAGTGCCACCAAGCAGAAGAAACATAAGCTCAGGAAAGAAATGGTAATCCTCTGCGGGCATGTAAGCGCAGTTAAATATCCGGTTATGAGCCAGCTCGATAGGGCGCCCACCGAACTGTAGAGAGCGCATACTAGGTAGTACTTTTTTGGTAAGTACATAGTGTTGATAAACATCTTCAATCTGCTCAGCTAGCTGGGGGTACTTACGTTGGTGCATCTCTTTGTTACGTTGTACAATCTCTCTATAATTCTCTCGACGGCCCTTAGAGGCGTCCCATTTTGCATATTTATTGAACACTACGATATCGCTAAGAGCCTTCTTGTCAGCTTCCATCAAACTATTATTCTCCTTGGTCTTGTTCTTTTGGTGGTTCTTCTGTTGTTAGGTAGAGCAAAGGTAGCCAACCAAACTTAGCAAACAGGGCTAAGAATATGGCTACCGAGAGGCCTGTCAATACGCATGACAGCACCTCGTTGAACGCACTAATAAGCCCCATTAATAGTTCCCCCACTCTTCGTCGGAAACCTCATGGCCCTCCCAGTAGCGGTTGACCAACAAGCCGTCATAATCAGAACTAAAGTACCACCCCAGCTCCTCCTCCTCTGGGGTTAAGTGGAGGTTGATGTCGTTAAACAATTCATCATATCTCTTAGGGGTCATGCCATACTGTGGCTTAATCACTTGCGTGCCTCCCAATCTTCGAACGCCCCGATGAACATCTTGCATTGCTCAGAGCGCAACACATCCTCACGAGTGAAGTGGATGGTATGTACTGGCAAGTCCAGCCTCTCTGCCATGTCAACAAACTCGGCAAGGCCAGAGTTCTTAAACAAGGGGCTGGTCTGTGCTACGTCCCCACACAATACAAGCTTACTGTACATGCCCATACGAGTAACCAGCACTTTAATCTGCTCAAACGACATGTTCTGACATTCGTCCACAATGACGAGAGCATTGTCCCAAGTGAGTCCCTGAATGTGCTCAAGCATGTAGTACTGAATGCGTCGATTCTTCTCAAGATCTTCTTGATGAGCAATGCCTACGCCATGTGCAATGAAGTTCTGTTGGAGAGGACGAATCCAAGGGAGGAGCTTCTCACGCTCACCACCTGGAAGGAAGCCGTTAGTGTTAGCAAAGGAGACATTAGGGCGTGCTAGGATCACTTGGCTCTTACGAGCCCCGTCAAGCCACTCTACAGCCCTGCCCACAGCACCATATGTCTTCCCGGAGCCCGCTGAACCGTAGGCCACCACTGGCATCATCCCTTTATCTCGCAATGCCATTTCATACAGTTCGTGTTTTTTAGTTGGTTGCATATAAAGTCCACCCTTTATGAGACTTGCGTTTGCCGTTAACCAGCATGCTTATCTTACCATTGGACAGCCCGTTCTCACGGGAGAATTTAGAGTAGTTAGTGACTTCAATCACCTCTCCTTTAGGTGATACAAGTTTGCAAGAGTGGGATTGTGAGTAGTCGACATTATAGGCGGTGTCACACCACTCTAAGTTCAACCAGTGGTTGTCAGACTTAATTTCATTCTTGTGATTAACTTCGTCTTGTCCTTCACCCCTTGGGTGGAATGCCAGTGCAACCAGCCTGTGAACTACTAAACTCTTTTTCTTCCCACCAAAGGTTGGATAAACAACTTTATAGCCCTTGTGATTTGTGCACTGTTTAAGTTGGCGGGACTGGTGATGAGTGATTTTACCATCTTTGTGGAATACCACTCTGTCTACAGACCTAACATTTCCTTGATTGCTTACTTGGTAGTAGTCACCAAGTGGGAGGACGAACTCCCAAATTTCATCGTCCATTTATACCACCATATAAGAGAAGAAAAGAACGGATAGGAAAGCTGTGTTAATTGCTAACATGGCGATGGGGTATTGTTCCGACAACTTTTGCCATCGGAACATCACCACTAAGTTTGTTACCAATAAGGACATCAGTACCAGCACCCTTCCTCCCGTCATACCACTGGTACAAGAAATGGGCTGAGACAATACCTAAGCTACCACCAAAGCCACTAAGAGTAATCATCGGAACTGGAGCTGGCGTAGCGGTGTCAGGATTTCCCACATACCGTCTCGTCCAGCCTCAAGATCCGCCCTTACTTCAGCCCCTCGAAAGTGTATTTATTGCCCTTCTTATAGTCATAGACGCTAAGCGACGGCATATCGAAGTGGTCGCCGATGTGAACCACATGAGTGGGTCGTTCCTCAACAATCAGTTGCCCAATGGCTTTAAGGAGTGGTCGGTTAAGCTCTAGGTTGTCTGGTCGAATCTGTGTGTCAAAGATTGTCAGGACTTTGTTTGGCACGCTTAAGTTCCTCGCTTCGATTGTCTAGCTCTGGATGAGTCCTATAACCTTCGGCTAAGAACATGGCGTTAGTGAAGATGTGATCTACGTGTGGCTTCCCGCTCTCAGGGTCAACATCCTCACCACTAAGATAAGCACTAATGTGACGCAACATAGAGTCACAAATGTCTGCATGTGGGAGCCCCTTGTGCCAGTTACCACGAGCGTACTTCTTAGCTCCAAACTCTAGGACACCAGCCATGCCCTCTAAGGCATGACGGGCTTCCAGGATCATGGAGAGAGGAGACTTGCCAGCATTATAGCGACTAGCAAGACCATCAGCCACATACCTATCTCCTACGTTCATTGAGCCACCACCCGCTTATCCATCCCACCATTAGTCACCTCACGGCGTACATTGCTGTAGCCCTTAAGTTGAATGTAATTAAGCATGGCCGTGATTTGTTTCTTAGCTACTTCATCAAACTGCTCAGCGTAGGCTGTAGCTGCTTGTTCACCAGCATCAGCTCGTAGATTAAACAGGATGGCACAACGGTTCCATGTACGCAGGCAAACATTTTGTACGTCATCGAACTTAGGGCTATTAGTCTTCTTCAAAATCAATTCCTTCATCAAATTCAAATTGTTGTTCTTTGGTACGTCTCCGACGTTCCTTTGCAATACCAACTTCCTCAACAGACTTTTCCTTATGGCAAGTTGCACACAGTAGCTGGAGGTTACTTGAGTCACAGAACATACGCTCAATGCATTCATCCCAAGTTGTGAACCCTACAGCAGGATCAATGATGGGGACAATGTGGTCAATGAAGATGTTCTTAACGCGCTTACGTTTATCCTCGTCATAGATAGTTAGCGGAACCTCTAAGCCGCAACCTTCGCACTTGTATAAACCTCTGCTGACGTGAGCACGTTTCTTACACTGCTGGATGGGTGCCCACTTACGTGTAGCACTCCGCAGATTGTTCTTAATGAAGCTATTGAACTTGGCTTGTGACCACTTGCCGTCACACTTGACAAGTTCGCCCATCGGTCTGCCCAATCAATCATCCTCAGGATGAATCAAGCTCTCAAGCTCTTGCACGTGACGTCGAGCCTGCTGCTCAGTGATACGGTAGAGGGCTTCGATGATGACAATCAACTCACCCTTGCCGTACTCTTCTAAATCTTTACCTTGCCACTTCATAATACCATCCACCTTTTTTGGGCATTCAAAACAACTATATTCACTGTCCACGTTCACCAACCATAACGTACTTGATTGGTTGTCCTTGAGCGTCAAGCTCTCGGATCATCCACAGCAAATCCGCCTGCTCCTTCAGCTCTGAACGCCACTCTTCGCCGTATTTCTTTTCATATAGCCCCGCCACGCATTCAAACAATGCTGCTTCTGTCCCGAGGTCAGCAAGGGACTCGAAAGCAAGGACCGCACCTGCGCCCCTAAGACCGGGGATGTTGTCGACGTTGTCCCCTGTGATAAGCTGGCTATAAAAGAATTTAATTCCTGTACCTTTAACTGACTTTCTGTCTTTACTAAGACTAATCTCACCGATGAAATCCACCCGCTTAGGGCCGAATTGAGGCTGTTTGCCACATTCCCAGCCAAAGTGCATGCCGGGAACCATACGGAGGTCTTTATCACGTGAGCAACAAATAACATCCAACTTCTCCCCGCTGCGTATTAGTTCCACGCAGATCATGTCGTCTGCTTCCATACCTTCAGCAATGATGCACTCGTAGTTAGCGAGCATATACTCTCTGATGTTATTGTAGTGGAATGGTTTGTCTTTATTGCGTGTACCTTTGTACTCTTTCTTCTTGGCCACTTCGAAGCGGAAGTTAGGGACGAACTCAATAGGCTCCTGTCCCTCGTGCTTACGCTTCTTGTTGACGCTCTTGGTGAGCTTACGGTCACCGGTGAGGTAGAGGATGGAGGGCTCTGTAGCCCAGCACAGGGCTTCAATCTCCCTCACCTTGTCATCAAGGAGGGAGGCTACGTAGTCAAACTCCCTGACTACCAACTCACCAGTCACTTCGTCAGTGAACTGGCCGCAGTTGGCAATTTCGTAAACAAGAATGTCAGAATCGATTAAACATCTGATGGCTCATCCTCCACCTTGACGATAATAGATTTGCCCATTGAGTTTAGCGTAAAAGAGTTACAACCCATGAAGATAGATAGATCGTAAACCGCCTCGATCACATTAGCTTCGTAATGGTTACGAGTGTTATTCCACACTTCAGACTCAAACTTGTCGAATGGCTCATTCATCTTCACCTCCAAAGTCTTCTCGATAGACAGCATTAAGACGCTCGTACTCAGCTTGTGACACTGGCACTAGGCTAGTCCCCTGCACCAAGAATGGCTTCTCTTCAGCGTCAATGTGGTAGTCCTTAACCCGTGCTGCAATGAACACCTTACGGTAGAGGTAAGGATCCACCTCACTCTCACGCACTAGCGTCTCCCCTGCAAGGTATAGATAGCTGCCTTGGGCAATACCATCCTTCTCCAAGGTGTCAACTACAACTTCTACAAACTCGCCAGTCTTAACTTGTTCCACAGATAACCTCAACGTTCTTATACATTAATAGGGCGAATAACAATAGGGCTATGACAACACACCAGCCTACGTCATTCACCGCCAAGAGCTTCCACTACAGCTTGTTTCTCTTCTGGTGTGAGAGGAAGTCCATGTAATTTGTCTAAGTCAATCCAGCGACCCCCCTCCAAAGTGGCGCTGTGCTCCATAGTGAACCCATGGACCTCCCACTCATATATCCATGAGCCATCTGGCCAAATATAAATACTCATATAACTCCTTACCAGATAGGATTACCATCAGCGTCTAAAGGAACTTCATCTTCGTCATCGCCCTCTTCAGGCTCTGGCTCAGGGGCTTTACGTCCTTTCTTAGGCTGGGCCTTAGGTGCTGGCTTATCACCGTTCAGAGCGTCATCTAGGGCGCTACCAGTGAATTCCAGACCTTCCTTAATCTTCTCTTGCATCCAGTCAGGAAGAGACTTAAAGACTTCCAAGTCAGGCTCATCAATGATGAACACCTTGGGTGGGTTGACCAACTCTGGAGCCTTAGCAGCCTCTTTAGGACGCATAGCAGCTACAGAGCTAACGCCATTACGCAACACACCCTTACTCTCATATTGGTTAATCGTAACCATACAAGCAGAGCCTACGAGACGAGTGTGGTCACCTTCGTGAACTTCCTCTGGATCAAGTGCATAGTAGCGCTTGGTAGATTTAGCCAAGTCAGCTTCCAGACTATAAAGCGGGAAGCTCTCAGACAACCAACGTGGCTTGTCTTCTTGGTCTTCGCCATCTTCGTCCTTACAGAACTCGTCAAGGAACTCGTAAGTCCACATCACTTCATGAGCTGGTGGCTTAGCCTCCCCTTTGAATGGGCGTTGCTCTTGGATGCCAAAGTCAATGACTTGTACAAGTCGTGCTGGGTATGTGCCAGCGTCCATTGCTGCTTGAGCATTAGCCTTAGGGGCCGATTTTACTTTACGTGCATTCAAAGCCATTACTTAACCACCTTATATGTAATTGTCTTAACTTCAACTGGCTTAACTTCAACCAACTCTACTTCTTTTTCACACTCATATGGTCGCTCATCTTGACACTCAGTAGCGCCTGTCCGATAAGTCGTGAGCCAATATTTCCCGCTATCTAAGTCCCAGTAAACTCGCTCGTAAATGTGACTCCAACGTGAAGTATCAATTAGCTTGGAATGTACGAGTCTGAAATTAACTCGTTGCTCACCCTCAAACCAATCATCCTCCCAGTCGGTAGTAGAGTCATCTTTCTCATATAACTCAAGCAGTGCCTGAGCCAACTCTCTAGTAATTTTCATCAATGAATCTCAGCGTAGGATAGGCCAAAGTCAACAGAGAAATCTAACTCTCGGTTCAACTTAAGTTCCTCGTTAGTTTTATCAATGGCTCGTTGGCACAACGCCTTGAGCCGCTCTCTCAATCCTTTCTTAATTGCTGCAATCCATTCGTCATGGAACTGACCGCAAAGTTTAAGTCCTTCTGCTCGAACGTTCTTTACATATAAGTCAAAGCACCACACTCCTGTACCTTGGTTAAGAGTTGAGAACCTATCCTTCTCATAGCGTAGGCTATACCACAACTGACTGACAGGATTGAATAGCCACATGCCACCAAGACATTTTTTGACTACTTGTTCCTCAGCAATTGCTAGTACAGACCAATTACGTTTCCAATAAGCTTCCTTAAACTTCTTGCCTTCGTTAAGTGGACGTTGAATTGCTCGTGCAATTGCAGCATCACCAGCGCCATATACAGCAGTGTAGTTTCCTTTCTTGCCAATGGCCCGGACAACTTTCAATGCTTTATAGACTGGTGTATGTTCAAACTCCTTGTCTGCCGCTTTATAGGCGTCTCCATCCTCCTTAGACATAAGACCAGCAAAGACAGCAATGTCAATGTGGGGATCAAAATCATCTGACAACATGTCTCGTACATAGTCAGGGTCATGAGGCCACATGTAATGCTGCTTGGTGCGGTCTTCTAGCGCCTTCATATCAGACCCAGCCAACTCAAACCCCTCAGGGCACACCAAACAACCACGTATATCAGCGCCATAAGGCTTATCAATACCCGGAAGGTTGACAACCACCCCATGCTTGAAGCGTAACGTGTTGGTGAGTCCTGTGATTTTCGCTTGGACATAACCATCTTCGTCCACGTTAGCTAAGAATCCGTTCAGTACGCCAATACGGTGAGTAAGAATTGAGAGGCCTTCAAGAACTTTAAGGCCGGGCTCCTTGACAAATAAACGCTTAATGCTTGGGCATACACCAGCCCCATGCTTAAGATTTATCTGTGGAATCTGCCTAATGTCTCCAGTCTCTTTATTCCGCTTGAATTCAAAGGTTTCTGGTTCCCAGCCGAAGCTATAGAGCCAGTCTTTGACCTGTGTATGAGAGCCGGGGTTAGGTTCTTTCCAACCTACGACCTCTTCCACCACTCCTTCTGTATCTGCGGGTAAGTTGTTACGTTCCAGTGTAGCGAACCACTTCTCACCTATTGCTGACAATTCCCCGTTGAGTTTGTACAGCTTGGCTGGCTTCTTGGTTTTCCCATACACAGGCACCTTCGGCATAACCATAGCCAGTTCTTTTACTTTCTCCTCTTGTAAAGCAACGAGCTTATCCCTTGTCGTTGTACACTTAACCCCGTCTAGGAGCCACCGTGAGGCCTCCTGCTCCCTCGCACAGTCCATCTTAAAGGTAAGGTAGTCTATCAACCTCCACGCCTTGTCAGCGTCACCATAGAGCTTCAGGAGGTCCTTCCAGATCTTGTCCCAAAGCTTGGTGTTAATCTTGACGTCTTCACGACAACGATGTACATACACTTCGACAGGTTGATTGTCCCAATCCTCAACCTTTGGCTTAGGTACACCAAACTCTTCGCCCCAGTCAGCCAAGCCATGTAAGGCACGCTTAGGGTACAAATACCAAGACAACGCCAGTGTGTCCACTAAGCGTGCCTTGATCTTTATGCCTAAGATGCGTTCAGTATGAGGTACGTCAAAGCGGCAGATGTTATGACCGATCAGTACGTCAGCTTTCTCAAAGAAAGAACGCTCACGCTCATAGTCTGTCTCGTCATAAAGTTTCCCTTTGACGTTCATTGCAACACAGTGGATCTTGGTAGGATTGAAGCCGTCACACTCTATATCGAAGACGGCTTCAAGTCCCATAGCGTTCAATCACCTCTGTCTTAAATCGCCACACCACTTGCTTAATGGTCTTCACCTTAGCTGTAGTGATGTTGGCGATGTCTTTAGGGGAGTAGTGCTTCTCAAAGTATAAGAGCAAGATTTCTTGGTGGTCTTCGATCTTACCGTCAACCATTTCATAAATCTTCTTTATAATCTCCTGTTCCTTAATGGGCATTTCTTGTGGGTCATAGAGCTCTTCATCAAACTCCTCACCCATACCAAACAACCACTCTTCACGCTTGAAGTCTCTAAGAGCGTTACGCATGATGGTGTTGAACCACGCACCAAGTTCCTTATTGGTTGGGTCAAACGTGTCCCAATAGATTAACGCTCGAACGGATGCTTCCTGCAATACATCTTCAGCGTTCCACTGTGTGCCTGCTCCGTAGTTGAGGCGTCGAAGGAGGTTGTCCCTCTCGGCCTCATAGAACTTACCTAAAGTTTCATTCACATGAATTCCTCCATTCACTCTTGTCCCCTCAGAATGTCTTCTTCAAGCTCAACCAGCTCCATAAGGGCCGATTGGCCATAAGGGTCTTCACAGAACTCACATACACCACGATGGTTACACCTACCCCACTGGAGGCATTCGGTACACTTTTGTTCTTCATCTTCAACAGACTCGTGCTCCTGCTTAAGCATGTCTACAACCTCTGTCATAGTAGCCATTACTCCCGCTCCTCAAAGTGGGTTGAATTACGGTTCCAGTAGAGTGGGAAGTTGCCCACCTCACCAAACTCACGGTCTTCCAGCAACTCTAGTTCACGCATGTTACGTACACCGTCTTGCAGGAGGGCGTCCTTGTTACCCTTCAGCGCTAACATGTAGTTACATGAACGCATCATGGCCCGACTCCCGGCGAACTGATTACTAGACACATCACCACCAAGCTCATGGGGGCAATTGCCAAGGCCAATATACCTACCGTTTTCATACGACTTCAACCTTGCGTCCTTGGAGATGTTACCCTCAGGCGCTTTCAAGTGGACAAAGATGAACACTACAATGTTCAAGTCGAGGGCCATAGCAGCCAACTCTTGAGCAATTTCCTGTAGCTTAATGTTAGCTAGAGCAGCATCCATGCCATTGGTCAGGTTAGTGATTGGATCAATGAAGATGGCCTTAGCTCCCCAACCAGCAGCAGCATAGATGTCCTCCCTCAAACTCTCCCAACCTAAGTGCTGATACAAGTTAACCATAGCCAACTTGCCCTTCAACACCTCACCAGCTCTGTCATACGCTTCGAAGTCGAAGTCACGATCAGGGTCATGGAACACCTTGCCAACAATCTTACCAGCCATAAGCTTGTAAGTCTTCTTGTTAGCTTCCTCAGGCTTAGCCATAAACACTTTGATGCCGTGGTTCTTGACGAAGTGAGCACCTAACTCGTTCAAGAGTTCGGACTTACCCATTTTAGCCCCAGCACCAATGTAGATGGTTTCACCATAGCGTATGGCTCGTGTAGCCTTGTTGAGGTGCTCCCACGGCCATGTAAGCTCACCATACTTAGCTACTTCACGGGCTGCCTCATGCAGCTCTTCCCCAAAGACTAGTGTAGTGTTCTTTTTGACTTCATTCTTCCACTTTGCTGCTTGGTAAGCCGCCTTACCTTTACCTAGCAGGATGCACTCGTTAGCGTCCTTACAAGGTAGGTTAATTACTGTAGCGCCGGGGAATATTTTGCAACACTCCTCAGTTGCCTTATGCCCCGGTTCATCATCATCGAAACAGAAGCTTACTTCCTTAAAGTATTTCTTGATCTCTGGTGCCAAGCGTGAGATATCTTTGTGTGCAGATGCTGCACCATGAGGTAAGCTACATACAGCCGGAATAGTGTCCTTGTAAGCTTCCTTCTCATACGTGTCGAAGATAACCTTGAGAGCAACAGCATCAAGTTCACCCTCCGTAATAATCAGACGTCTAGCACCACTGGCCTTAGCTTGCTCCCAACCAAACAAATCAACCTTTGATTGGTCACCCACAGACCAGAACTTCTTACCTTCAATGAGCTTAACTTTAAATGACTTGAGTTGTCCCTTGTCACTGTATGGGAAGTATAGGAACTTGAGCGTCTTGCCATCAGCTTGGTCGTAACCAACCTTAATGCCATAATACTCAAGAGGTGCTGCTCGTAGACGCCTATCAACTAGGTCAACCACTTCACACTCACCAATCTCTGCCAACTCAGCTTCAATCTCTTCACGAGACTTAGCTAAGCGTTCAGCCTTCGGGATATCGGCAACACGTTTATCGCCAAGAGGTGCTGCCACATAGGTGTCACAGCTAAAGCAATAGCCTGTGATTTTTCCATCATCTTGCTCATAACATTGCAAGCCCTGTCTCGTGCCGCAGCTATGAGCCATCTTTATTAGGCATTGGCCCAAGTAGAACCTCCAAATTATTTTCTAAAGTTTAATCACTGCTCTAGCATTTCGTTACCACGAACACTTTCGTTACTCGGAGCACTTTCAGCGTTATACATATTATGCCAGTGGGTACGCTCAGCTCGAAGAATTTCATTCTCCTCCTCAAGCGTCTTGTAATCACTATCTCTAACAGACCGATGGGCTGATAAGACACTGTCAGCGTGACGAATTTCAATGGTGTTGAAACTTTCTACGCTCACTGAGTCAGCTCCTTGACCTTGTCGAGGCAGGCGCGGGTTGCTATCTCTGCTAGGTCTTCAGCCTGATCGGCATCTACGTATTTGGACAAAACGAAAGCTTCCTTGAATTCATAGGTAGTTGGCATCACCGATACCGGCTCACCCTGCCCACCCTTAAGCCGCTCGTTCTCCGCGTAACGCTCTTTCGCCAACTGGCTTTTGCCTATCGCGATCTGACATGACCGCAGATGCTTGCGTTTCCTATCATCCAGTTCCGCCGACAGCCGTGCGATGGCGGCTTGTAACGCTTCAATCGCGCCTACCTCGGCACTGATGCGTGATACGATTTCGTGATTGGCTACGGCCAGCTCTTCCCGCAGCGCAGCCAGGTCGGATTGGGCGTCACTCATGCAACCACCTTGTTGCTCACCAGCAACCACTCTTCCCGCTCAATATGCAACGGGAACTCAATATCATCATTCCAAGGCTCAAACATATCTTGCTGTAGCGTAATCTTCCACTCACGAGCCATAGCCCTAGTGGCTGCACCAGCATGACCATAGATGCGCTTGCCTTTGTGGTCCACTACATGCCATACAATCTTCTTCACAATTCACCTCTAAGGCTATCTATACTTGACAATCTAACGAAAGGTCTACGATCAATCATCGTCAGCAACGAATTGTACTGGCACTCCACCCCATAGGACAGCTTTCACAGGAAGCGGCTTAGGAGCCCGTCTTACAATCTGCGGTGCAGCGGCACCTTCGTGCTGCAATTTATCAAAATCCCAAAAGCCGGCAGGCACAGCCTCAGCAAACTTCAGAGCACCTACTTCCCTAGGTGCCCCTATAAACTCCTTAGGGACGACTTGCTCAGGAAGAGCCACCTTACCATCAAGGTAGTCCCTAAAGCGGCTTAGGTAGCCTTCTAGGGTGGTTCCTGACAGCCCAGGGGCTGTGTTCACTTCCAATACGTAGGCCTGCTGCTCTTTCTCATTGAAAATTACGTCAACAGCACCGAACGCCAAGCCGAGCAGAGTTACAGCCTTAACCGACTGGACAATAACATCAGGAGGAACTACGTCACCTTCATTACGAGCGAAGATGAAGCCGTTGTCATGGTTACGAATCTTCCAGTTGATGGCGTCATCTTCTACATCCTTACGACGGGCCTTACGCTGGATATCAACAGCTTGTCCACCACACACGTGGACTCGATACTCTTGTTTCTTGGGGACATAGCGAACGTATAGAGGAGCACGTGAGATGCCATCATCATCACCCGGCTCAACCAAACGAATTCCAGCACCACTGTTACCGTTCAAGATGTGACGCTCAACGACAGTGTAGCCATTGTCAAGCCACATCTGAGCCTCCATAGAACTTGTCGAGAACTCAGGGGTACGTGCATGACCAGCGTACACCGGTGCAGCCTCTTTAATTATAACCTCGCCATATCGTGGAGACTTATACACACCAATGAAATCGTCAGCTACACCCTTGAAGATTTCGTGGTCTGCTTGGATGTTGTGATTATTCCCGCCAACATGGACTAGACGAGTGCCACGCTTACCTTCATTCAAGCGGCGGAAGGCCAACAATTTATCACTGGCCTGCTCAACAGCTTGTGGAAGATTGAGGATGATGCACTTGCTAACTTCCTCAGGCACCTTACTGGCGCCCCAGTTAATCACCAGCTTATCCTTGTTGCCCTTGAAGCGGCTATTGGTGTGAGCAATGCGCCTCAGATCAAGACCTTGTGCCAATGCTTTACAGGACTCAGAGCCTGCCTTGTATGGGAAAATAAACGCTTTCATTAATAATCCTCTAGCGGTTCGTCAGGAAACTCGGTGCCCAGTGGGAACTCAAGCTCCCCAATTAGTTTCTTAGCTACCTCGTGGTAGTCAGACCAATCAACACAATACGCAATGTCTTGAGCACGACGCATGCCATCAATCAGCATGCCCTCATACCCGTCGCAGATGAAGTGCTTTACGTCGTCACCAAGCATATCTTGCAGGAAGCCTTTGGCTTGACCTACACTGAAGCGCTCAATAATCTTGTAAGGATTTTCATATCCCTTGGCTACTTCACGCAAGTTGAGCAGAACTTCTGCCCACTTATAAATCAAATCTAGGTCACGTGTCCCACGCATGGCACGGAACTCAAGGCTACCATACGTCCCCAGAGCCTTCACGTTCATCGAAGCATAGCGAAGGTTATCACTGACCAAGTCACCGAAACGTTTCGTCTCAGCGGCTACCTGGAGGCGTACTAGCAGGTAATCAGCGTCACATGTACGCAGACAGAAAAGGTTCCCTTCACGATGTGGGCCACACCACTTGACCAACACCTCTTCCAAGATGATGTAGAGCGTCATGAAGTTGTACAACTCAATCATGTTAAGCTTCTGTACGTTGATGTGTACGTGTACACCAGCTCGTACACTATCGTACACCTTGGAGTCACAGACTTTGTACTGAGCGTCAAGGTAAGCCAGAGCTACCCGTGCCTCTTTCAAGGTCATTGGCTTGTCTAGAACATATTCACGAGTCTCAGGGCCACGTAGTGAACCATCTTCCTCGTTACGCCAGAACTTCTCAGCATGAGGGAGGCGCTCACCCTCCACCTCAATCTCAATACCAACGTCACCGTCAGTCTTGTATTTCTTGGCAAGAGCAAACCATTGCATCACTGTCTTCATAACGACTCCTTCAGCGCCTCTTCCAAGTAGAAGTGCTTGTTATCCAGTTCTGGCACACCGTCCCGAATGATGCCAACATGACGTTCACCACCCTTGTGTAACAGTTGCCCATGACAGTCAACAGCCCAATGACGATGCCAAGCCACGGACTCAACCTTCTTGACAGCCTCGATAGCCTTAGCGAAGGTTGGGTAGTCCCCTACAATCGCCTGTCTCAGCGCCTCGTAAGGAATGCGCTCAGCAGCAGGACCAGTAAGGGATATGAAGTTACCTCGACGCAGTCCCTGACGCCAGTCACGACGCATAGGAAGGCGAGTGAGGTAGCAAGCAAACTTGTTGTAGTTACAATAGCCGAGAGGAACTGGATGGAGGTCCAGCTCGTCAGCCATGCAAGTTTGCAACTCACCGTCACCATTCAACTTGTTGTATGAGGTAATCATCCCCGGACCCACACGGTGAATGAGCACAGGCTCCCCATTGAGGCGGACAATAGTCTCAACAAGACGGCTATTGGCATACTCGTAATCATCACCATACATACTCATGCTAGATCACCTGTGCCACTGGGCTGTAACCACCCTGCAAGTTCTTCACAAAACCGGGAGGAGCCTCAATACCATGCAGCTCCAACAACTGACGCACAATATGCATACTAGGAGCTTTCTGTTTCATCAGCTTCTTCAACAAGCCATTGTGGTGGTGGAAAGCAGCCTTGCCTTCGGACAACTTGGTGATGGCCAGTGTAGTGGTACGATATACCCATGCCATAAGCTCCTCAGACTGCAACCAAGCGTTGCTGAGGACACGGTACTCTACACCATACGACTTAGGACGGAACGCCCCAGCAGCACCGTACATAGTGCGTCGCTTAGTGTCAGCGTCATACACAAGAGAGCCCAGACCGAGGTAGTAGTCGAGCTGCTTAGTGGCCATGATGCAAGCTTCCAAGTGTCCAGGATCAGATACATCCATGCCCTCACACCAGCCAATGTGTACATGGCCAGCACCAGTGCGGAAGTTAACGTCACCATTAGGGCGGGGGTTGGCGTTACCGTTGTCCCACGCGTTGAAGTCTGGATCACAACCCAGCTCTAGCGCTTCCTTAGGTTGCTTGGCCATTACAGCTTTAGTGAAGTTGGCAACAGGAGTGGCAACCAACTCGTAGTCAGGCACCATGCCGCCCATGATTTTCATGACACCAGTGATGTTCTCTACGAACTCACGTTCATTCTTAGCTGGGTCAATATTGAACTCCAGCGCCATGCCATCGACTTGAACAGCGCCATTATGAACCTTGTAAGGGCTCTTCTTGTCACCTTGTACCAAGCCATGTGCGGATTGAAATTGCTTCTTGCCAATCTTGCGAACAAATACTTCCGGATCGCAACCTACGAGAATATTAAGTGCCATTGTATTTCCTCCAGCCCTTGTGGGCATTGTACTTTGGTCGGCCATTCAACACGCTATAGAGATGAGCTTTGTGAAGGCCATTGTCACGACAAAATTGTCTGAGGTTATATATTTTTACTACTACACCATCCGGACTTACTGCCAACCAATGTCTGGCGTTACCTTTAACGACATTATCCACGGCAGTGAGAGCTTGCAAGTTCTTGTAATAGTTATTTGTTTTGTCATCATCTATGTGGTCGACTGTCCACCCCGGAGGAATAGGACCAACAAAAGCCTCATAGACTAAGCGGTGTACAAAACAATTGATTGTCTTACCTTGTTGTGAGGAAGCAATCTTTAAGTAGCCATCCTTGTCGGGGAACAACTTAACAAAACCCTTGCCTCGACGCTTAAGAACCTTCCCGTCAGGGGTTATTGTGTAAAGCAATTCCCCAATTAAGACTGCTACGTTTTCCATTCAACTCCTTAGTGTGTAATTACGCCAGTAGTGACGGCTTTCTGAATGAATTCTTTAACGACAGGGAGTTCTTTGCAGTCCCCACAGATAAAGTTTGACTTGTCCAACCACACAAGGTCATCACTCTCCTCGATGGTGGGACATGTCTTGCAGTTACCACAGCCACAGATGGTGAGGAATTCAAACTCATCCTCTGTGACAATCTGGCCACCAAATACGACAGCCATGTCAGGGTCATCTTCTGTACCATCAACAACTTCAGGCACTTCAATGATGGTGCGGGGATCAAGTGTGGCCCATGTATCACCACCCTGTGTTGCGTAACCACGAACCTTGCCCTTAAAGTAATGAGTAGAGTTCACCATCCACTCAGTGACCAAAGGATCAGAGTTATACACTCGCAACTCAATGTTACAGTTATCTTGTGTGGCTATACACACCAACCATTGCTGGCCTGTAGCACTACTGGTTGCTAGGGACGAGACGAAGAACTCTACTTCGCCCTGCTGAACCAGCTCGTTGGGAGTAATTTGTTTCGGACCTTGTTGCTTTCCCCCATCACCTTCCTTAGCTTTGTCAAAGACAGTGACAGTCTTACCATTCCCACCAAAATTTGTGTGGGTAGCGCTGTGGCTCTTTACTACTGGCCACGCATGCAACTCAAGCTCCCGCACTTTAACTTCTTTGAAAGCTTTAGGGCTGTATACCAACTCAATCGGGTAGGTGTATAACTCACCCGGCTTAGGTTGATAAAGCTCCTTGTGCTTGATGCCAGCTAGGTTGAGTGTAACTTCAAGCATCCAAGGCTCAGATGCCCAGAATACTGTGCGGCTATCCTCTGATTCAGCCAGATAGAGTGGACGCTCAGCATTACGAATGAAGCTCATAACCTCTCGCTCAGAGTCGTACCACGTCAGGGCAAATGCTCCGTTGGTACGACTGATGGTTTCGTCTACACCAATCTTAGAGATTGAATAGAAGATGTTATCACTATCAACCTCAAAGTTCTTGTGGTCAGGCAACAGATATTGAGCTTTGAGCGTGCCATTGTGAGCACCAATGATATGGTCATGCTCAAATGGGTGAGCATTACGAGAAGTAATCTTGCCCGTAGTAGCCCAACGGTTATGGCCCATCAATACATTCAACGAGCCACGCATGACATCATCAAATGCCTTGTAGCCGTACAAGTCCCAAGGAGTGCCCACTTTCTTGACGACGTTCGTCTCACCACGAGCGTTAACTGTAAGAACGCCAGTGGAGTGTGGCCCACGGATTGTATCAATCTCAAGCAAACGCTTGAAGATGCTCTCTTCTTTAGCTGAGATGAACCCAGCACAGCCCACGAGTCCGCAGATAATAGTTCCTTTGGAGGTCAACGACCAACACTTTATGAATTAGGGTTTGTTTTGAATCAAGACTTCTTGACGAAGCGACCTTTAGAGTCCCGAGTTTGTGCAACAGGACTTGGCGAAGGAATAGGGCTCATTTCAGCCAACCAAACTTCAGGCGCATCTACTTTATTACGGTACACTTGTTTCTGATGCACTACCACCTTTTCTACAGCCGACTTAGTCAGACCTACATACTTCATTTCTGACCCAAACATCATTGCATAAATTTTCATTTGTATAACCCTGTCAATAATTTTCTAAGGTTTATTCAGAGCTTGAGCAT